TCAACTGCTCTACCAACTGAGCTATACCGGCTCCACTGTTTGCAACTAACTATGCTTCTTCACATAGTTAGTTGCCAATATTTATTTAATGAATTATCACGAAAGGTTCCAATGGCTTTTCATCTTGATCCGGATGCCAGTGAGTAACATCACCAGTTAAAAAACCCGTATCATTATAAAAGATATCCATACCTTTCCATTCATTACCTTCTTCATCAACATAGAGACCTCCGTAAAAACCTCTATGAGTTCCTACAATATCAAAGAAATACCAACATTTCTCTCCTACCGCAGGCAATTTTTCATTTACATCTATCCATTTCATATTTTTCTCCATTATGGTGCTCGCACCCGGACTCGAACCGGGACGAACTGTGTCGACAGATTTTAAGTCTGTTGTGTCTACCTATTCCACCATGCGAGCTCCACAATTGGCGATCTCGGCAGGATTCGAACCTGCGACCTACGGTTTAGAAGACCGTTGCTCTAATCCACTGAGCTACGAGACCTGTTTCATAAAATCTGCAAATGATTGTTGCTTATCTGCATTGTCTTCTATAGCATGATAAACTTCAACATAAGCATTACAAGTCGGACAACTAAGATTACTAACTATATCATAATCTTCGCTGTCGTCAACATCATGGTCACCTCCCCAAATTAGTTTAGTGTCACAATGCCAACAATTCATTTAATACATCTTTCTTTGATATATCTTTTAAAATGATGTAAATCACAAAGTAAGTAACCAGCACTAAAACTGACTACAATTATACATGTTATTGCTAATAGTTCATTTATATCCATTGGTATCCTTTCTATCCGAAATATTTTTTAATACTTGGAAATTTTGTTTTAACAGGTCGCCATATAGCAAACTCTATTCTTCCAATAAACATTGGTCTCGGAAGTAACCAGCCTACTAAAATTCCTAATAAAATATATCCCATATGCTCTCCATAATATGAAAATTGGAAGGATTTGGTCCTCCCAATTCTTTTTTAATTTGGCTTCTAGATCTCGGCATGCAACTGTTTTAATCTAGTAACTTAGCCTACCCTTATGTGGTCGCCGCGGACCGCCTCTGTAGGTACCAAGTAATTCTTTATGCAACTAATTCGTAAGGTTTATTCCAGTTACCAACATTGATGTCTGTATAATGTGACCTACTAAAATAATCACTTTGTGCGTCATCATCGTTAAAGTATTTAGGACCTTTCATAGCCGCTAGTAATTCGTTCAAGAAGTTCTTTGCCACTGTATTATTAGCATAATGATCATCAATCCAGTATTCGTTAACTTGGATGTAATTGTCACCATGTGTATAATTACCCGAAAAATCAATAGCACCGGACTTGATATTAACTACCAATGTACTGTGATGCCTAACTGCAATACTAGCTTTCATTTTGTACTTTTTAAGTACAGCCTTAATGCTTGGTGCTAGTTCTGCTTTGTCTTTTTGGGATACATACGCCATTTAGTTCTCCTTGTTTTTTTAGCTTATGTATACACTATAGCACCAAGAAGTCATGATGTCAACCTTTTTCTGCATCTTTTTTTAAAAAAATGCATCTTTTTTAAAAATAGTTTGGTCACGTTCGGGTCCTGTGCTTATAAGCCCTACTTCAACTCCAACTAGTTCTTCTATTTTAGCAATATATTCCTTTGCTTCTATAGGTAAATCTTCAAACTTTGTGATACCTATTGTACTAGTTTTCCAACCAGGCATTGTTATATATTCTTTATTGAATATTTTAATTTCTTCTAGTTCATCTAGTACATCTATTTTCATCAGTGCAATGCTTGTTACACCATTGAGCATACAAGTTTTGCGAACTTGAGGTGCATCAAACCAACCACAACGTCTATCTCTGCCAGTTACTGTACCTTTTTCTTTTCCCACAATAGCAAGATGGTCACCAACTTCATCAAATAATTCGGTGGTCATTGGTCCTTCGCCTACTCTAGTTGTATATGCTTTTGTTATACCTAGCACATTTGGAATCTTATTGTGTGCTACTCCACTACCTAAACTAGCCATACCTGCTAGTGTATTTGAACTTGTAACATAAGGATATGTACCAAAATCAACATCTAACATTGAACCTTGTGCGCCTTCAAATAATATATTTTTATCTGTTTGCTCATTTAAATATTCTGCTACTGGCATACAATATTGCACCACTTCATCTTTAATTTGCATTAATTGATCTATTAGCCAATCTATTTTAATTGGATAATTTCTTAATTTATTATGATGTTTTAATGCAACTTCAAGTCTTTCTCTGAGTATTACCTCATTTCGTAAATCACTGATTCTAATACTTCGTCTACCAACTTTATCTTCATAAGCAGGTCCTATTCCTCTGCCAGTTGTGCCTATTTTTTTGCTTGCTTCAGCTTCTCTAGCCTGGTCCAGTTCTCTGTGATAGGGCATAATTAAAGGAGTATTTTCTGCAATCATTAATCTACTTTTATCAATATTAACGCCATATGATTTTATTAAATTTATCTCTTCTAATAACTTCCAAGGATCTAATACTACACCATTTCCGATGACTGTAATTTTATCATCTCTAATTATACCACTAGGTAACAATGAAAGTTTATAAGTTGTACTGCCAACTACTAGTGTATGTCCTGCATTATGTCCACCTTGAAACCGTACAATGATATCTGCTTGCTCAGACAACAAATCAACAACCTTGCCTTTGCCTTCATCTCCCCATTGTGTTCCGACTACTACTAAGTTTCCCATATTAAAACTTATCTAGTCTTTTTTCGTGTCTTCCGCCTTCAAATTGTGTGTGTAAAAAAGAATCTACAATAGCTTCGATAAAGTCGCTATCAGTTACTCTTGCACCTAAACACAATACATTGGCATTATTATGAGCTCTTGTAAGCATTGCAGTATCTATATCTTTGCATAAACCTGCTCTTATTTTAGGGTTTCTATTTGCCACCATGCTCATTCCTATTCCTGTTCCGCAAACAAGAATACCAAAATCCACTTTGTTAGATGCAACTAAATCACATGCTTCTTTGGCATAATCAGGATAGTCACAACTTTCTTCACCAAAACATCCTACATCTTTTACTACATGTCCTTTTTTGTTTAAATGTTTGCTAATAGCTTCTTTTGTAATGTAACCTCCATGGTCACTTGCTATTGTAATAATCATATTTTCACCTCAAGTTGATTTACAAAATTGTTTACTGTATCATTTTCTTTATCAAAATTTTCATTAACTTTATCTCGTCGATGAAACTCTTGGTCGTACTTATACTTTGCAAAATCTCTTTCCATTGCATTTATAAAAATTGTTTCGTTAAGAGTTTTGTAACCTAATTCTTTAGCAATTTCACCTATCTTTATACGTCTATAGTAAACCTCCCTAAAGGTCATTGTATTTAGATGAGGTTTTGCTTTCCAGTAATTTTTGCTTACATCTTCTACCATGTCGTATTTGTTATCAAAAAAATCAGTACCAGGTAAAAACATTAAGTATTTTTGTAGATTTAAACCAGATATAGTACCATCTCTACCATATTTTTGATATTTGTACAAAAACTTTACATTTTCTAAAAAGTCTTCTTCTGTTTCCAATGGATGTCCAAATAAGAAATTTATCATTGTGCTTATACCGGACTTACTATGATTGACCAAAGTATCTTCAACTGCATCATCGTTGAATCCTTTTCTCATCAGTTTACGAATACGTTCACTTGCATGTTCTAGACCCCAGCCGGTATTTGTTAATCCAGCTTCATGGGCTAATTTATAATCTTCAAAACCCATTTGACCTTCTGTTCTTGCAATAAATTGTCCGCCCCAATTAAAATCTACATCATAATCTTGTTTATATCTAAGTAATGTTGTGTATAGCTCTCTGAATGCTTTCATACTCCCATTGACTAGACTATCACTCATATAGAAACATTTGACGCCTCTATGCTCATAATGATGTATCATTTCTTTTGCAATATGTTCTCCGCCTCTTGATTTAAACTTGGGCCACAATCGATATATATCGCAAAAGTCACAACGTCTGACACATCCACGAGAACCTGTTACTATATAATGGATTGTTGGTCCATGATCCTGTGTCTGCCAAGGATATAATTCATGATTACAATCTTCATAATTAGCAAAAGCAAGTCCTTCTAGATTTTGTATTTGTTTAGGTGGTCTGTTAATACCAACTGCTTCTGGATTGTTTCTACAAATAAGTTCAACAATAGCAACTTCAGCTTCTCCTGTGATAAAATAATCACATAAGCCTCTGTCTAGCATAGCATTAGCATATTCGAATTTCGTATCACCTAATGCATCTCCTAAGCCTGTACCACCAATTATAACTTTTTTATTAGGATATTTTGATTTGATAAACCTTAGTGTAGCTTCACCAATTCTAGTGCTATTGATACTAAAAATACTAATACCAATCCAAGTTGGATCTGTTTCTTGTATTTCTTTATCAATAATTATATTTAATTTTTCACTTATTTCATCGAATAGTATTTGATCTGGTTCTGAATTTCCAAAGTCTAGGTTATACGAGACGTCACTCCATTTATCTTTCATTTCATGGTATAGAAGAACATTAGCATCAACTGCTTTACAGGTGATACCGCCTCCAGCCTCTAATTGTCCTTTTAAATGATAGACTGCAGGAGCGGGTCGTCTAACTTCTGTTAATGGAATGTTAATAAGTAAAACGTCTTTTTGTAACATGCTTATATTTATAGAGCTACATCTTCGAGTCCTGCCGCTCTGAGCTTAACAATGTTGTTTATTTGAAATTGTTTTGCATCTATTGCTTTTATTAATCCCATAAACTTATTTCGGATTAGTGCAACTTCATTGATAATATGTTGTTGGTCAATCACTTCACTTTCGCCATCAGCATACTTTTCAGCATCTCTACTGCTCAATGCTTTGTTGTATCCTTCTAGATATTTTCTATAATGTTTGTTGCGTATTTTACGCATTTCAATATTAAGGTGCTCGAGAATAGCTTCTAGTTCTTGCAACTGATTAAAACGATATTCAACTATACCCGGCATGTCACGTGAATGTTTTTCCACATTGCCTTTGAGTCCGCAATCTAATCTTGCTTCATCTAGTTGCTTTTCGAAGTGTTCAATTGCAGGAACTATGTTAGCTATATCCTGCCGTACTTTGCTATACCAGGTCATTACCAGTCATCATCTTCATCAGAGTCATAGTCATCATGAATTTCATTTTCATAATAATTGTCTCTTAAAACTCTGTCAAGTGTTGAATCATTCCCAAAAAATTCATCGCATACTTCTGTCAAATCACAAACGTTTTCATTAATAACAGCCAAGAATTTTTCACATGCAAGTTCTTTATCTTTAGGATTTATATAAGGTTTTATGGATAGCCACATATCTATGTATGTAGCTATCTCATCATCATCCATCTTCATGTATAGGTTCTTCCTCAGGTAATACTTCTGGTTCCTGGATATTTAGTTCAGGTAAGTCTTTTTGCCCCCATTCTGACATAATGAGATCTAAACAACCATCAGTATTATTTTCCCATGCTTTACGAAACTGTGTTAGTACTTCACCAGTAACTGGACTTGTGTACTCTAATCTATTACCTGTTTTCTTTAGTAATTCGATCTTTTCACATAAATCTACAAATCCACTGTACGGGTTCATACCTGTTTCATAAGGAATCTTAATCTGTACACTTTCAAAAGGTTTAGCAAAACGTGTCTTCATAACTTTACACGCCGCCCTAATACCACGAATGTCAGTAACTTTGTTACCATCTTCGTCTTCTTTTAGTTTTAATTTACGCATAGCAACAACAATACTTGAAGCATAGATAAAGCCTTGTCCACCTGATATTTTATCATCTGGATCAAACATATCCTGCGAAGCATATGTATGATTGGTTGCTATTAGTCCAATATTATAATCACCAAACATGTTCACACAATTTCTTACCAATGCTGTCAATGCCTTAGGTTTACGACCCAAGTCACCTTTCATTTCGCCTTTGGTAAATTGATCAACATCTGTAGGAGTAAGCATCATACCTAAACTGTCAATTACGAACAGTACTTTAGGTCTATCTTGTTCCTCTTTATCAGCATACAAACTTTTATATTCTTTTGTAAAATCACTGATAACTTTAGCAACATCATCAATCATTGCTACGTTTAGTTTCATCAATTTATCTTCGTGAGTATCAACATCTAATGCTTGCAACCATTTTTCATCTAGTGCATTTTCACTATCAATTAGAATAACAAAAATATCTTGTTTTTGTGCTTCTCTAATTAAGTTACCTGCACAGATAAAACTTTTACCTGCACCTGATTCTCCAGCAAATACTGTTACTTTACCAAGAGGAACACCCTTGTTAAAATCACCACTGATAAGTTTGTTTAGTGTATAGTTACCTGTTGAAATCCATGTGTCAGGATCTCTAAATCCGCTACTGAGTCCAGGTACACTCTTTGTAATACTTTTGCGGAATTTACTTACGTCAAAAGGTTTTGCCATAGTTTTCTCCATAAAGCTAGAGTAGGCGACTATAGCCGCCCACACTAATTATTCGTTAATTAACTGCTACGGTTTCTTATTGCCGCTAAAATGTCTTGAGCACTTGGCTTTGCATCATCACCTTGTGGTGCTGGTGCAGTTGCCGCCACTGCTTCTGCTACTTTTTCCTGTTGTGCAGGTGGAGTAACCGGAGCCGGAGCTTCTGTTACTGGAGCAGGTGTTGGAGTAGGTGCCGGTGCTGGAGCAGGTGCCGGAGCAGGACTACTGCCTTTTGGAGCACTATTTGTTGTGTCAATTTGTACACCAGCAGGGCGATAATAATTACCCCAAAGTTCTGGATCATACACTTGACCTTCAACACTAGCTTCGAACATTTTAGCAATTACACCTAATTCTTCTTCATTAGGTTGCTTTGGAAGATAATCATTAAGAGTAAACAAACCATATTGATCAATAGCCGCCCTCTCATTGCTATCCAAGCTACGTTCTTTTCGAGACCAACTACTAGTTGAATAATCAGCATACTGTCCTTTAGTTGTCTTAGTAAGACGGAAGTCAGTGCCTTGTTCAGTATCTGTTGGAAGTTCAGAAAAGTCACTATCCATCAAAGCACCTTTAATAATATTAAAAATACTTGGATTAATAATAAACCTACGAATTGGATTTTCTGGTGTAGAGTCTTCTTGTAGACTGCTTTCAGCTACAAAACCTTGGAAAACGTATGAACGCTTCTTCCAATACTTACGACCCATATCTTCTAGTTTAGGATCTTTAAACCAAGGACGAACTTCTGCTAGTACAGGACATGATCCTGTAGGTCCCCACATTTCGTTACATGGAACGTTTACTGTAACTGCACGACTATTTGGGTCGCCTTTAATACCAGAAAATCCTAAACGAATCATCTGACGCTCACGCCAAAAATAAGTGTTGCTTGAATCACCATCTGGTAAAAAGCGTAGTACACTTGTTGAGTTTTCTGGGATATTCCAAAATGCGAAGATAGCGTTGTCGCCACCTGATTGCGACCTAGTGCCGCCTGTTTCTTGTGCTTGTAATTTTGCACGAATTTCTGCCAATGTTGCCATAGTATTTCTCCTATATTTTGCCTATGTGTGTTGCATAATGCAACTGTTGCCTAAGTATGCCTCATGACTACTTATATATAGTCATTAGTATATGTTAATTAAGATTGGATGTCAACCAAAAAGTTTACCAAATTCGTAATTAGATAATTTTCTCTCCATGTAATTTCCAACAGACACTTTTTTAACTGTGTCTTCGCTTGCTGTAGCACTGAGCTTTGGCATGAGTGCTTTAATAGCACCAACTGCCTTCACCAAAACAGAACGTTCTTTAACACGTTCCATTTCATCGCTCATTCTAGTTAGCAATTGACTTAACTGATCCTCACCTTTCTTTGCATAGTCAATGGAGTTACCTAGGTATTCCATAACTACTGCAATCTGATTTTCCTTAGGCATGTTTCCAAAACTACCAAAGTTCATCGGATTTTCAGGATCAGATTTTACATCAACTCCCTTGCGTAATTTTATACTATCCATAGCATCGATAGTATTTACAAGATTGTCCAATGTTTCTTTTGCAAAGTCATCAGCTTCTTTGATTGCTTTCATCTCTTTAACTAATGCATTTACATACGGTAACGCATCATTTAAACCTTCATCAAATGTGCGTACTGTAAACTGGGTTCGAAGTTTGTCTTGAGCAGATTCTAACATATCCAAGTCATCTAGTTTATTCATGATCCATTCTACTGGATCGCCATCTCTAGCTTTTTGTGTTCCATATGGCATTTCGTCTGAATAGTAACTGTATAATTCCATGTATAAGTCTGAACCACTATCTATATCACCCATCTGTTTCATCTTTGCAACTTCTTCAGGATGTTTAGCCATTATTGCCATAACTTCGTCTGATTCCATTGCTTCAGTTACTGATTCTTTTGCTTCAAACTTCTCTTTTGTTTCATGATAGCATTTACAACCTTTTAATTTGTTAATGCCTTCTCTTAAACTATTAATTCTATTACTAACTGCTTCTACAATATCAGTAGTATCTTCGTTTACCAAGCCATTACGAAGACTATACTTTTTAAATTCTTTTAACTTTTTAAGTTCATTACATTGTTCTTGAATATACGAACCAAATCCATCATATGGTGTTCCACCTTCTTTAACATGGCGTAGCATTGCTCTACCACCTGCTAAATTATTAGTTGGCATTTTGTAACGTTCTCCATCTGAATTTTCAATATAAATTGCATTAATGTTTCTGCTACGGCTACCACGTGATTCTTCATTAACTGGTTTTGTATGTTTTATAATTAATTTAGCATTCTCTAACTGCTGATAGCTACTCTTTGTGCTACCATATGCAGGACTAATGCCCTCTTGTACATCTTGTTTCATATCTCTCACCTTTTGTGCTTGGTAATCTTGGTCTTTAGGAGTAATTGATTTAGTAAAACTTTTAAGTGTATACTCGATTACATTCTTATTAGCAAGATTTTTTAATAATGCTAATGTATCTTTAAATTGATCTAAATCAGTATTTTGGTTAACACTTACACGAAGTTCTCGTTTATTATCAGTTTCGTCTAAGTTAACCATACTACCTAATTCAGGAATATAAAATCTTCTTGCAGACTGTGGATCAACTGTGTTCTCACCTTCATCGGTAAAAATTTTAATTTTATGCCCATTACCTTTAAGAATCTTAAAGATGTTATCTGCTATTGTTTCACCACTAATCATACTAAAGTCCTTTAATGTATTTATGTTAGAAACACAAATGGCATGGGTTCGACACTTTCCTCATCGGAGAATGTATCTCTTAATTCGTCGTATGCGTTTTCATCATATTGTGCTACTTGTTGGACAACTCTTATTACTAGCAATGTACTCATAACCAGGTCGTCTTTTTCACCGTCTTTACCACTATAACTACTGCCTCTAGCAATAAAAGTTTTTAATTCTTGAAGTAATGCATGACTGTATACGGTCATCTTATCAGTTTCAATCCAATTTTTAAGTTTACTACATGCCGCTAATTTGCTTTTGTTTGTGGTTGTAAAACCTTTTCTGTATGCTCTATTTTGAGCTCTAGGTTGACTAACAAAAGTTCCAGGTATATTATCTTCTCCCATTTCTTGTATTACTACAAGGGCCGCTTCTCCTAGTGTATTGTTTTCAACACTCCAATAGATATCACTGTCAGGTGAGTCTTCTTGTATTGCTTGTGCAATACCTTTGATAATTCTTATCTGATCTGTAATTGGTGTTTTATTGTGCATCCATTCTGCTACTTGCTTCATACCAGGCATTTCAAAAACTTGTATTGCACTATTATCTCCACCTGTTCCTAGACTAGGATCTAATCCAAGAATATATGTTCGTCCTTTTACAATTGGTTTGTACCAACGCACTTGTCCTGTGCGTTTGTGTGGATCAATGCTTTCCATAGTAATCAGTTTCAATTGATTAATTAATGTTTCATCTGCTGTAATAAACTCGCAACCATGTTCACGTCTAAAACGTTCTTCGCCTATTTTGGCGGCTTCTTCTCGAGCCCATTCATCATTTCTGTCTGGATGTTCTTGCCAATCTACTTTTATACTTTTAAAACCATTTACACCTACGTCTTGATTATTTCCATATTCATCCATAGTTTTTTCAGCTTGTCTCCATATCTGTGCAAACTGATCATTGTCTTGGTTTGGCGTACTAGTAATCATACACTTACCACCTGTTGATAATGTGGGACTAAGTGATGTCCAAAACTCTTGTGCTATCCTCGGAGGTACAAATGCAAACTCGTCCAAGTATACCAATGTAAGTGAAAGACCACGTCCTGTGTTGTCTGTTGTAGCTTGTGCAATAATACGGCTACCATTATCAAATTCTAGACTGCCTTTGTTGTATGCTGTTACGCCTGCACGAACAAAATTTGGTAATGTTTCATATGCAAATCTTATGCGTTGCATAATCTCCTGAGCACCACTATATTTGTGTGCCGCGATTAATATTGTGCTATCAGGATTAAACATTGCATACCATAACAAATAACCAGCCGCACATGTACTCTTACCTGTTTGTCTTGGTAACATTGCTATACTAAATCTATAATTATGATATACGTCTACTAGTCTTTCTTGAAATTCATACAAGTCAAACTTCATACGACCTTTAGTTGGGTGTTGAATATAACAATGCTCGTGAAGAAAATGTCTCGGATCTTGCGTACATTTAACAAGTTCCTCCATTTCTGTTTTTGTAAATCTTTCCCTCTGATAGGGTTTTTTAATAAGGTTAGTATCAACGCTCATAGTAATACTTATCTGTCACAAAAAGAGGCTATGTTTCCATAGCCTCCTTAGTTAAATGCCTGCTAATTTTTTTAGGTAGTCTAAATCTTGTGATTCATCGACTTCTGATAGGAAGCCTCTTAGGTTGTCTTCTGGACAACTCTGTAGTAATTCTTCTATTGCTGTATAGTCTCCCATATCGCAATCTCTTTTAATTTGTATAATTACTTCGTCCATTAATTCTGGGTCAACTGCTTCGTTGACTGAATCGCTAATTCTTTTGGCATCACGATATTCATCGCCTGCTCTATCTTGTGCATCAATTGGTACAATTCTAGTAGATCTATCAACCACTTGAAACAATCCACTTATTAGTTTACTCATTGTTGTAAGTTGATCTGTAAGATCTCCAGCACCACTTGAAGTATCTTCTCTATCAAGTTGTTCTAATTCATCGTATTCGTCATTTAGTTTTTCAAGTGCTAGGAACATATCATTTAGTTTATTATGTTTTTCCTCATCAACACCGTCTTCTTTTAGATAATCTTTGAATGTCTTGTCTGTCATTGTTTCATCTCTCTAATAGTATCAGTGCCGATCAGTTGTTTTAATCTTGTTAGTTCTAGGGATTGTTCTTTTCTAGCATCATCATCAGTGTTTGTTTCTGCTACTGACTCAGCAACCATATCTGGTAATTCTTTAATGTCTTCGTCATCTTTTAACGCTTTTTTAGCTTTTGCCATGTCTTCTTTATCTAAATGAAGTTTGCCGTCTTTGAAACTACAATCAATTCCTTCATCTTTGCAAATTTTGAGTACTTTACTTTCATAGCCTTCAGTGAGTTTGCCTTCTTGTACTGACTCCATAGCATCGTCCATTGTGCTTTCTAGACTAGCCATACCATCTTCTTGCATGCCTTGTTCTGTAAAGTCTACTGGAAAACCTACTAAGCCACTAATGCCTTCTGCAAAGCCACTGTCTGTGTATATTGTCCACGGACCATTATGTTCTACATCTACTTTTCTATATCCATCGTCTTCGTCATCGTCCATGTAACCGCCTGGTTCATATGGATTTTCGATAGTGATACTCATTACATATACTTTTGCAGGATTTTCACCTTGTCTATCCCAAATACTATCACCAGCAAGATCAATTTCTGCTTGCTTGCCTTGTGGTTTAATAGTTTTATTTTCTTCGGTCATGCCTAGTTTTTGTTTTGCTGATTCAACTGCGAGATGTGCTAAAGCATCATAGTTTCCATCTTCTAGTGCTCCATACAAGTTGTCAAATGCTTCCTGTATAGCACCAAAGTCTTGGTCACCGCCAATGTCAACTACTGCTTTTGCAAGCATGCCTTCGTCTCTGAATACTTTTTGTAAGTTGTTGATTTGATCCATTGCTTTATCAAATGTGCGTTGGACTCTCATTTCTTGGCTGGTTGGCATAATTATATTCCTGCTAGCGTTCTAAGATCGCTTATCTCAGCTGATTCTTGTGGTGGGGTATCATCAATGTATTTCATAAGAGCTTGTCCACACTCTTCTACATTTCCGCCTTCCATACCTATTGCTTTACAAAGTGGGTTTATGATATCGCGGTATAGTGCATCATGCTCAGGTGAATCCATCCATGCTGTGCCACCATCGATATCAATTGCTTCAGTTCTTTCATCATCACTCATTCCGCTATCATCGAAACGATCTAAAAATTTATCATGATAATCAACTACAATATCAACGTCTGCAAAGTTATCTCTGTTTCCCATTTGCCAAGCTTCATCTGGAGTAAGGTTGAGTTTATTAATAACTGCCATTAGTTCGCTTGGCGTATCTTCACTCCATTTAGCAAATCTCAGGTCAACGTCTCGGTCATTAACACCAGTTACGGCACCATCAGCATCATACTTGTCATCTGAATAATCATATTCTCCTGGGACAGGTGCTTCGTCTACTTGTTGTGCGTCAGCAAGATGTCTAAGTCTACTTGTTTCTTCTGATTCAACTTTGTATGTTTTGTCGCCTACTTTAAATTCTTTTTTACCAGCCGCCTTAGCTTTTGCTAATTCACCTGAAAATTCGTTGCCTTCATTTGGCTCTTCTTCAAGTTCTTTTTTTACTTCTGCTACTGGATCAGTTTTATATTCGTTCCATGCTTCAGTAATATCTTCTACTTTGTGATCTGCATATACATTTTCTTCTACATGTACTGGTTGACCATTAGCATCTAAGTATCTACGCAGGCTTAGGTCAGCAGGACTACCCAATGGCCCTTTGTATTCTTCTGGTTCGCCAGCATGTTCGTCACCGCTGTTGGCAAATCCTTCTTCTTCAACAGGTGCTTCGCCTGTTATTTGGTTTAATTGCTCTGGAGTTACCAATGCAATTAACGCTTTCATGTCCTCACGTGGATTAATGGGTTGTTCTTGCACTGGTGTGTCTGCTTGAACCTCTGTTGGTTCTGCTGACTTTACAACTCCTGCTAGCTTGTATAAGTCTTCTAAGTTCATTTTTTCACACCTTATATTCTTTGTTTATTTCACCTTTGGGTTGTTCTTTGACAAAGTTGTCAACAAAATCATTCCCATAGTGTTCACTGTGATCCACTTTCTCTGCATCACTGTATTCTGCATCAGCTAATACGCTCTTTGGCTCTTCATCTTCGTCTTTTATTTCGTCATTCCAAAGTTCTTCTGATTCATTCATATTGTTTACAATTACTCTAGATAGGCTACATCCACAAATACCTGCAATTTCTTCTTGTAGTGCATTTGGAGTAGCTGGTAATTTAATTTCCATATCGCTAATGTAAACTTCACTAGGTCCTACGTCACCAAATCCTCTAGGTTTAGGTTGCATGATTGTCTTTTTAAATGTACTCATGCTTTCCATGTTATATTTTTTCATATGCGACTCAATCTTGTCCATATGCTCATCTGAGATTTCATCTAAGCTACGAAGTCTAAATTTATAGCTTTTCTCTGACTCTGCTAGATATTGTTTCAAACTTTTCATCGCTGTTTCCTTCATTGTAATTATTTATCCGATTTATCCATTTTTTCTATAACAGCATTAATCAAACTATTACGATCAAATTCTTGTGCTTCACCCTGTATAGTATCTTCTTTACCATTTATTTTAGATTCAGCATGATCTAACTTGGCTTTTTGCAGTTGTAGTTGTACCATTTTAAGTTTTTTGTCCATTTTAGCTGTTTTTGCAGTAATAGCATTGGTCATCATTTTACTAGCAACATCGAATACGTTGGCGGCATGTCTA